TTTTCCGGCAAACAAATTACCAGATAACCAAAGTCAGAAGCCGTAAGAATATTTATATTCTTTGGCGGATGTTGTAAAACATAGACAAATGATTCGTCTGGGTTTTCTTTCTTAAACGTTAAAAAATCGGCTAAACTCTGCGGTTTATATAACTCAAAAATTGTATTTTTCATAATCTTCTTTCTATGTTGACATTAATCTATATATGAATATATAATTGTCAACCAGAAAGTAAAATAAATTATGATAAACTATAAGTTTAAAACGAAGCCTTATGAGCATCAGCTCAAAGCTTTGGAAAAATCGTGGGCACAAGAAACCTACGCTTTATTTATGGAAATGGGTACCGGTAAATCCAAGGTCCTCGTTGATAATATCGCTATGCTATATGATAGAGGCGCTATCCGCGGTGCCGTTGTAGTTGCACCAAAAGGTGTGTACAAAAACTGGGATCAAATAGAGTTTCCAACGCACATGGCTGAACACATTGAATACTCTAAAGTTCTGTGGGAGCCAACCTCGTCGAAGAAAAAACAAGCAGAATTAAACACTTTGTTTGATGGCAAGGATGAACTTAAGATATTGATAATTAACATAGAAGCATTTTCTACCTCAAAAGGTCTGGACTTTGCGGATAGATTCCTTAGCATCTTCGGTGGAAGAGCTTTGATAGGGATTGATGAATCTACGACGATCAAGAATCCGACAGCAAAGCGAACAAAAAATATTTTAAAAATAGGGAATCTAGCGAAATATCGTAGAATCTTGACAGGCTCTCCAGTAACAAAATCACCGCTTGACTTATTCAGTCAATGCATGTTCCTCGATCCATACTTATTGGGTTACGACTCATACTATGCATACAGATCTCGTTATGCAAAAATGGTTGATAAATATTTTGGTGGTCGTCGTGTTCAGGTTGTAGATAGTTACCGAAGACTTGAAGAGCTGACAGAAAAATTAAAAAAGTTTTCTTATCGTGTGTTAAAAGAAGACTGTTTAGATTTACCGGAGAAAGTATTTACAAAACGATTAGTCGAACTGACACCAGAACAGGACAAAGCATATAGTCAAATGAAACAGATGGCTCTTGCTATGTTGGAAAGTGGTGAAGTTATGTCTACTGTAAACGTAATGACACAGATGATGCGCTTGCATCAGATCACTTGCGGGCATTTTAAATCAGACGACGGCAACATTACTCACCTAAAAAATAACAGACTAACGTCTTTGATGCAGTTGTTAGAAGAAACGGAGGGTAAGGTCATAATCTGGGCAAATTACGTTGAAGACATAAAAAATATAGTGGAAAATTTAAAAAAAGCTTACGGAGAAGACTCTACAGTCGAATATCACGGGTCGGTGGACCCTAAGGTCCGCCAGGAGCAGATTGCTCTATTTCAGCAAGAAAAGGGCCCTACACGCTATTTCGTAGGAAATCCACAAACTGGAGGCTATGGAATTACCCTTACTGCTGCAAACACAGTAATTTACTATTCTAACAGTTATGATCTTGAGAAAAGATTGCAGTCAGAAGATCGAGCTCATCGTATCGGCCAAACTGGCAGCGTAACTTATGTGGACTTGATAGCAGAAAAGACTATAGATGAACGTATCGTAAAAGCATTAAGAGATAAAATAAATATAGCTAATGAAATTATGGGTGAAGATTTGGGACAGTGGATTTAAAGCAGTATTTGCTCGTACTTGGTCCGCCCTTCTACTTTGCTTGCTTTTAATACTTGTTTTCTTGAGCCTTCCTTCACCGCTGAACAGTGAACCCATCCAGAATTTGGATCTCCTTCACTATAAAACTCCAATATTAATTGGTCAAATGCCGTATTTTTACTAATCCACGTTGCAAGTTCCTTGTTGTCAACTCCAGGTATCTCAAAGTCTGCTGCCTCACCCCTGGCATGCTGTGACTTATTCGAAGACCCGATAGCCTCGCACAGCTCTGGGCTTCTGTAGCCTGAGGATATAGCGACCGGTTTACCAAAATGATCTCTCACTGGTTGCAGGACAGTCTCCGCTAGGTGAATAAGATTTTCTACGTGCGCAGTTGATGGTTCGTTTTTTATGTTTTTGCGCGTAGCTGTTTGAGATTTAGTCATCTCGCCTAAAGAAAAGTTTTTAGATAGTTTCATATCATCCCGAATAAAGTTTCTATAAATATTAATCCTACAGCTCCCACTGTAGATAAAACAACCCAATAGATTTTGTCTATCTTACCACCCAGTTTTTCCACGTCTTGATGTACGTGTGTAATTTTGTCGTCAAGATGCTTGAGGTGATTTGTTTTTATTATTTCTATTTCACGCTCAACTCCTTTTACATGACCATACAAAGAAATAATGTGTTCTCTGTCATCTTCTGGTGTTATGCCTTTAACTGTGTCGTTCACTTAGACTACCCCCGTTACTCTTTGTTTCTGTCTAATAGCTTGTTCTGACGGTGATAATAAAGCTGTTTCATTAGATGTCAATCCAGTCGCTGTATTGATATTTGGCTTTGCCGCAGTTACAACAGGATCTGGAGTTGTTGGTAGTTGTGAAGGTGGTGGAGCAGAAGCAACTTGGTTATTTACTGGTGGCACAACTGCTGACTGCTGTTGATTTTCAATCTCTTTTTCTTTGTTCATTTCTTTTTCATAGTTAGAGAATAGCTGCGATCCCCATCTTGCTTTTGCAGCCTCTAATTTACCAAACGGTAAGAAATCAGCAAGGAACACTTCTGAATCAGGGTTACCTCTTTTTACATTCTCATATCTACCGATTAAAGCGTCTCTACTGTACGATAAAGGTGTAAACCTACCAGCTATAATATTGGCTGCTGTTTTTTTACCAACCCTATCTACTAAAAGTTTTATTATTTCACTGTCTTTCATAAAATCATTTCGTCTTGCAGCTCTAACCAGTTTAAAAAATTCATATTGTTCTCTAAATGCTTCTTCGTTTTGTTCGTTATACTCTCTTACAAGTTGATCACCGCTTCTAAAATCAGGTCTAAAGAAACCTTCAGCAACTTTTGGCTCTCTAAAACTAGATTTTAATTCACCAATTTGATAACGGAAAGATCCTGGTACATCGATAGTAACTGATGACCCACCAAACAATTTAAATACTTCGTCTGTCATTTTTATAGGTTGTCCTGTACCTGTTAACAAACCTGCTGCCGACTTGTATAAGTTCTGAAGCGTTCTAACAAAACCAGGATTTATTGTTTGAAATGTGTGAGCAAACATTTTGTCAAATTTTTCTAAAGTTGTATCTGTTTCAGAATAAATTCTGTTACCTTGTTTTGTTCTACCTCCATTTAAGAAAGTTAAAGCAGGCTCATAACCAATGGCTGTTCCAAACAAAGTACCACCTGCAAGATCTGCAAAAGGTCCTGTGTAATTGTATAAATCTTTGAACATGTCTGTTTCAATTTTTTCAGGATCAAGCCTTTCTTTGCTTGTAAATAATCTTCTCATCAAGTTTGAAACTGTTGAACTAACTAAATCGTATGGAAAGTATCTTGAGTTATCGAATACTTTTACCACACCATTCTCCATTGGTGTTACAGGTATCAGGTCACTGTTTCTCATAAAGTCAGGAACAAAATATTCTTTAAGGTCTTTTAATTGTTGACTCGACATGTTTGACATTGTTTCACCAATATATTTAGTTCCAAGACCTATACCGCCAAACGTTAAATATTGACCCATTAAAGTTCTATATCCTAACTCTCTAAGAGTTGGGTTGTTAGAGGCTATGTGTTTTGCTGCTATAGCACTGGTTGTAAAAGTTGTTCTAAGTATCTCAGCTGGAAATGAAACGAAGTTACCTATAAATGGAACACGTCTGATTAGCTGAATTAGTTTTGGCACTTTACTGTATGTTGGATAAGTGTCTCTGATTAAACTAGCAGCATACTGTTCAACACCTTCTGCAATACTTGTTGGATTTATATCAGCCTTGAAAACTGATTTGTATGCGTCTTTTATTTCGTCAATGTTTCTAAAACCATTTTTAAGCTGTGACATTACAAACTCATGACCATACCATTTCCAAACGTTATCACCACCAGCATATAATCTTGTAGCTGTTTGTGACAACTTAGTACTATCAACTGCATCTGCAAAAGAAGAGTAAGACTTAAAGTTTGCTTTTTTTAAATCTTGAAGTATGTCTTTTAACTCTGATACCACAACGTTTTCATCTAATACACCTAGTTCAATTTTTCTTGTTATACGATCAATTAGGTCTTGTTCATTAGCAATCTTGCCTGCTCCAAATATGTCGTCCAACATAATTTTAAATGCGTCTGTTACAGAAGCAGCGCCACCAATGTGACCACTTTGTAAAGGAAAGAACCCTGCAGAACCAAAGTTACGTGTTTGCGTAGCAGGTGAGTAAACAGTCTTACCTGTTTGCACCATTGCTTTATACGCAATCAATCCTTGATAGATATTATTCTTTAATAAATTATCTAATAAACCACTTGAACCAACAATAGAGTTTACAATATCCTCTCCACCATATGCTTCAGATATAGAACTGTTTAGTTTACCAAGACCAGGAAGTCTTGGTCCTATTAGTTTTGGATTGACAACTCCCGCTGCAATAGCTTCTTCTGCAGTTCTAAACAACCACCCTTCTTGAACACCAAGCTTAGCTAGTTTGTCATACATTTGTAGGTTTGCTGTTTGTGAAGCAAGATCAGTCGCTGTTGTCATTACAGAAGTTCTTAAGTTGTTTTCTTCACCAAGAAGCTTTCTAATTACATCCGGCAACTCTTCACCGGTTTGTACAACAAGATCATCCATTTTTAAGTTTTGTCTGGCTATAAAAGATAAAACCTCAAGAGGGTCTCGATTATCGGTTTTACCTCTTTGTAAAATACTTTCTACTTGCTTACGTGCGAAATCTTTTATGGCTACTGCTTGATCAGTTACTTTTGATCCTGCAAGAGCAGCTTCTATCATGTTTTCATTCTTACTTATTCTATCAACCATAAAGTCTACGGCTCTATTAAAAGTGTTTGGATCTGGTCTGTATAGAGGATTTGTAAATGATGAAAAAGAAGACCTAATATATTGACGCAAGTTTGTATTTAAAAAATCTTTTAAACCAGCTCCGTCGGGTAAAACATCTGCAAAATCTTTTTTAATTTGTACAAACGTTTTATTCAAAGATTCTGCTGATTCTTGCAACACGTCTGGTAGATCGCTTTTTTTAATCTGACCTTTTAAGTAAGACATAACCTGATCAAGATAAAAATCTTGTTTTGCAGGCGAGGTTGTTTTTGCGTTGTAACTTGTTAAAAACCCTCTAGCTAAATTGTATGCACGTTTTTCAACTATATCTAATTGTTTTTCTATTTTCCTAGATACAGCTTTTATACTTCTATCTGTTTGCCCTGAGATAAAAAACCTGTTCGCTGATTGGTTAGCACTGTCTCTAAACAAAGCTAAAAAGTTATCAAACTTTTTTAGGTTTCTTTGTAACGGATCAGTAGATGTTACTTCAAACATTCTCCAATCTTTAAAATCAGGTAATTGTTTAAGTGTTGGTGACCCCATAAGACCTACTGCAGTTCTTGCTAAAACATCTTTTCCTAAAAACTTAGCCCCGATTCCCGTTGCAATGCCAGCTAGCTGACCAGCTTGTGCAACTCCTGGCGTTCTTGCTAATAAATAAGACGCAGGTTTTACAGCTAATAAATTTGTAGCCTGTAAACCCTTACCTATTGCAAATGCTGATGGTTTAATTACACCATACTTTGTGGCTTTGTATAAAGCAGGACCAACAATTGGAAACAAACCTCCAATTATAGAACCTTCTGCTCCAAAACGTAGTCTGTTTCTAAGGTTTGCTAAAACTAATTCTTTTCCAGATAAGCCAGCGGTGTCTTCAAAACTGTAACCTGCAACGTTGTCTAATAAAAACGGATCATCAGGACTCATTCTTGTTACTGTGTTGTATCTGCTACCACCAACAAACTCACCTAAAAAAGCAGCGCTGCCTACTGTTGCAACTCTTTTTGATACGTTTGATATCTGTGTTTTATATTTTATTGCACCTTTTAAACCTTCTGTTGATTTGTCAGTTATCTTAAGACCTTTTCTTAAAAAGTTTATAAACTTAAAAGCCGCGGTTCCCGGTACTCCGAACTCGGTTAGTATTGCTCCCGCATCACCCAAAAATGTTTCAGGATCAGCCTTAGCGTTTTCATCATAAGATTTTTGTAACCGTTCTTGAAGTTTTGTGCTAAAAGCAAAATCAGGAATAGTGTAAGCTAAATCTAAAAGACCATAACCAAGATTATCCATTCCTTTTTGTACAGACCTAACTCCTTCGTCTAGAAAACCTATGTACGTTTGTTCTTCTGGTGTTGGACCGATGCCCGATGAATAGTAGTTATAAAGATTATAAACATTAGGAAATTTTTTTTTCATGTCTATATCGTTTTCAACACCTGGTCGCACAAGATTATAAGCGCCTTCAACTGCATTAAGACCAAGAACCATAGGAGTTGTCATCGCTATTCCTGCAGGTTTAAAAATAAGTTCGCTTGCTACATTTGCAAGCTCAGACGCTTTGAATTTTACAGGACGTTCATTACGTAATTCTTCTCTAGCTTTCTTTGATATTTCTGCGTATTTAGCTTCTTTCATTTTTGAAAGACGCGTAATACCATCAGTAGGATACATACTTTTTATTCTCTCTTGTAGTGCTTTTACACTCTCAAGATCTTGAAGTCTTTTTGCTCTTAATATATTTGCTCCTGTAGCAATATCTTCTCCAGATCCTCCAACGTCAGCACCTCCTCTACCTAAATCAAGTTCTCGTAAACTAGCTTCAGGAGAGTATCTTTTGATTATATTTTCTGTCTGCATTACATAAGGTATTTGACCTACTTCATTTGCAAGGTCACTGTATGGTGCACCAACAAATTTTTTTGTGTAACCAAATTTAGCTGGCTCATCTATGTATAAAGTTACACCTAGCTCTCCAGCTTGATCAACTATCTCTCTAACGTTATCAATATCTTTTTGATCTATACTTTCTTGTTTTAAAAGCTTAGCAACATACCTATCAAAAGGTTTTTTAAAATCATTGTTTAATGTTTTAGGTAATGTTTGTAAATTACGTAGAGCATTAACTCCTGCTGTATTAGCTGACTCTACAGGCATTATGTGATCTGTTTCGTAAAAAGTTTGTGTGTACTTATCTTTGTTAAACTCTGAATCTTTCAATCTATCTACAGTAACTTTAGGTTTACTTTTTGCAAGTTTACCGCTATTTAAAACTCTGTACGAAAGATCGTTTATTATGTCATCGTTATTTAATATTAGTTTTTGTAAATCTTCATTCTTTTTTATAGCTGTGCTTGTGTCTGTTTTCCAAACAAAGTTAACTTGATCAAAAATACTTTGTTCTCTTTCACTTAATTTTATTCCATAGTCTTTTAACCCAAGAACACGAGCTTCTTGTTTTGATCCGCTGTATTTTGCTGATCTATATCCCGCTTGTTTTGCACGATAAGCTGCATAGTCTGCTGGTGCATAAGAATAAATTTTTTGATTTTGTGCAGCGTTTTTAAAATCTGTTTTAGAAAAACCTTGTTCTTCTAAATTTTTTCTAGCTTGTTTCAAATTTGGTATTTGTCTTCTAGTATTATCGTAAGCTTTAAAAGTTGGAAACTCTTCAGGTTTAAGACCCGCATAAAAATTTTCAGGCAAATCAACTCTACCTTTATCATTTATCAAAGCTTTGTAATAATCTTCATATTCTTTAACTGACAATTGATTTTGTTTAAAATATTCTTTTTGCACTGCTTGTCTAAAATATTCTGATTTAGAACTAAAAGGTTGCACTGATTCACCTGGTTTACTACCATGCACCATTTTACCTTCTAATTGTTTAGCTATGTCTGTTAGGTTCTGTGAATAACTTTTACTTCCATCAACTAAAGGGGTTGTAAGATTTTTAGTGGTTGGCACTAAGTTAGACATGTCTCTTACCCTGCTTGCATCTTTGTCCCTAAAAGCATATTTTGCATCTTTTTCTAAACCATAGTCTGTAGATTTTTTTCCAAACATATCTACTAATTCTTTACCCGCTTGATCTGCTTTGATACCAAAGGTAAGTCGTTTAGTTGCTTTTTCTATTATCTCTTTCTCGGTTAGTATCTCACCAGTTTTAGCTATTTCTTTTCTTACTTGTGCAATAGCATCATCTATGTTTCTAACAACATCCGCACCTACTCCTGATAGTGGTTCTGGTAACTTACCTCTAAATGCAGAAAGACTTTTATCTCCGTATCTTATATCACTAATAAGATCTCCTGCCTTTCTAGTTGCGTAAGGAACAAACTTAACACCTGCTTTTGCAAGAGCTGGTACACCTGCAGCAAGCTCACCTACACCTATAAACTTACCTATATCGTCAAGACTGCTTCCTGCTTGTACTAAATCACTTATTTGTTTTTTAGCTTCTAAGTTTTTGTAGATAACTTCTCTTATTAACGCACCTTCAGGTCTGTTTCTTGTACCTTTTGTTCTTTTAAAAACTACAAACTCACCTTTATTTTCATCGTAGTAAGGTCTTCCAAGTTCTAAACTATCATCATAAAAATCTAATGAACTTGGTAATTGATAACCTTCTTTAATAAATTCTCGTGGAGGTAGTCCTTGTTTTACTTCACCCCTACTTCTTCGCGTTTCAACAGTTGGGCCAGAACTAAAAGTATAACCTGAAAATATATTACCAAGAGCTGTTGGAATATCTATACCACCACGTTCTTTTATTTCTCTCTGTGCTTCGAGTTTCTTTTTGTTTTGATCAAATTTGTCCTGATATGCTTGCCTGTATCTCAAAGCAAGAGCGTCGGCGTCAAGTATACTCATGTTAAGCCACCTGTGCTGGTAATTGTAAGTCTACGTTATATTTTTGATTGAATATTGCTATGTCTTGTTCTGACTCTATACTTGCAAAATCATATAGTGCCGCTTCACTAGTAGCTAACAGTTTGACAACTGAGTCATCTACTTCAATAGGTAATCTTGCACGAAGCTCTTCGAATGAAATACCCTGCGATTGTTGTGGTTGTTCAGTAGGCATAGCAGTCATTGGATCTCCACCTTGATTAAGTGCAACACGACCTCCCGCTGCTCTTCCAATAACTTCGTCGTCTCTAGTGTCCATGCTGTATGTGTTTAAAGCATTGTTTCTTTCAAGAATAAAGTCTTTATCACTTGGACTTAAAACACTTCCTGTTTTTTGTATTTCTTCAATAATTCTGTTTGAGTTTTTTACGCCTCTCATTCTGTTGTTCATTACCATATTCATCAAAGCGTCTTGTTTTTGAGAAAGTTCTCCCTTTCTTGCCATCGCAGCTTTTTCAGCTTTACTTGCTTCAATTTCTTCGTCACCCATAAACATACCACTCATTGCTCCAACACGACCACCTTCGGCACTGCCTTGTCTTGCTTTGTCCAAAGCGCTATATATTGAATCAAAGTTGTATGTTGGTAATAATTTTTTCAACATTATACGCTCAAGTCTTTCTTCAAACTCATCAGGGTGTGTGCTTATTGTTTTACCCTCACCTTGCATTTCTGCTTTTACTGCTTCTCTAGCAGTAGTATCAGCAAAGTCATCTAGGTCTTGTCCAACAAAAATCTGTAATACAGTTTTCATGTCGTTGAATGCTTGTTCTTTTTCTTGAAGACTGCTTCCTGCATCTGTTATTATGTTTCTATAACCATCAACAGAATCTAATGCTCTTTCAAACTCATCTCTATCCGCCATTCCAAAACCAGTAGTGACTGCGCTAGCCATCAACTCTTTGTTGCCAGCTATTTTGTCAAAATAATCTTGTTTTTTAGAATCATAAGAACTAGCTAAGTCAACTCCTAAACCTGCAAGTGATGGTCCAGCAGCAGTTAACGCTCCGCCTATACCACTTTGACCTGTCGCAGGTGCTCCCATTATGTTTGCTCCTGCTGCAGCTATTCTTAAGTAGTCTCCCATGTTCAAACCTTTTTCCATTTCAGGTTGATCTAAAAGACCATAAGTCTTCATTACATCTAATATGTCTTTTGTGTTTTGTGAACCACCTCTAGAAAACTCTGTACGTTCGTTATCTTCAAAACCCGACACTATGCCGTTGTTCTTTGAAGAAACTTTGCCACCTCTTTTAAACATTGGTCTATTTAAACTTCTCATCCGAATTGTCCTGCTGCTCCTAATAAACCTAAGATACCAATACCGCCACCTAGTAATGTTTGTGCCGTGCTTGGATCAGGTGTTGTTGTATATGTAGTTGAACCTGGCGCACCATATGCAGAACCTAGCATCTGACTCAAGAAACCTAGCCCTTGTTGTTTTGCAAAAGCTTGTTCTCTTAGACCTGCTTTTTGTGCATCAAGTTGTGCTTGCTTGAAAGCTTGGTTTTGTGCTCCCATTGTTGACAATGCGTTTATTTGATTACCAAGCATAGACATTTCATACTCACCCAAACCTTGTTGTTGAGCAGCTAGCCCACCTAACTGAGATAGTTGATTTGCAAACTGTTGGTTTTGTTGATTAGATAATCCTGCTTGAGCTTGTCCTGCTTGTCCAAACATTCCAACATTTTGTCCTGCTTGTTGCATAGCTTGAGAGCCCATACCCATTTGTTGTTGAAACGCTTGATTGGCTAATTGATTTGCTTGTGCAAAACCTTTTTGTCTTATGTCTGCAGAAGCCATAGCTTGGTCCATAATATTTTTTGCCATCAGGTTACCCTGCGCAACACCGAACCTGCCACCACCGAAAGCATTCCCTGCACTTGCTCCAAGAGCAGACATTTGTTTTGCAGCTTTACTTTGCATCTCAGCCATTGTCGCATCAAGAACTTCTTGTTGATACGGCGACATAAATTGTTTGTATGCTCCTGCTCCACTAAATCCAGCAGCAGCTGTTCTAAACGGATCACTTGCTCCTTGACCTGCTTTAGCTGCAGCTTGCATGTCATCAAAAGCTGTACCTGCTTTAGTAAGAGCACCGGCTCCCGCTGCTGGGAGAACCTTACCTGTGACTGGATCAACAACCATATCTTCTGCCAGTCCAGCAAAGTCATCAGCTTTTTTTAAATAATCTTCATAACCACCCAAACCTTTTTTAGCAAGTGCTTGAGCATCTTTAGTCATTTGATCTTGACCTGCTACAAATTGATCACCTGTAAAACTAGAAGGATCAACGTAATATGGATTTTCTGTTGTATCTGAAATATCTTTGGCACCTGTAAAATAAGAACCAAAGTCGGTTCCCATTTTTTCTAAAAAGAAAGGTCCTAATGTTCTTGTAGTTTGTGTAGCCATTATGCCATTGCCTCTAATTGATCCATCATATTATACATGTATTTAGCAGCAGACCTGGGATCTCCAGAGCCACCCATCATTTTATCTAAACCTTTCATCGCGTCCGATGTTAGTACAAATTCATTTTTAGCAAGGACTGCAGGTACATCATCTTTTTTCTCTTTTGTACCCATCGGTATAAACCCACCTGTTTCCCTATAATCTAGTTCCATTCCTTTAGGTATACCTGGAGCGACGTCCATGATGCCGCCACCCTCATTATAGCCTACTCTTCCGCCATTTGCCAACATAAACTCATTGTATTTTTCTATGATAAAAGGATCGGCCATAGTTGGATTATCTTGAGGATAAGGCACTCCGCCTGATAAATTTTCATATCCTTTAAACCATTCTCTCCAAACCCTTCCCTCTTCTCGTTTGCTTTTCATCTTTTGTTGTTTCAAAGCTTCTGCGGCTGGTTTCATTGCAGATATCGTAGTTATGGCACCTATTGTTCTAAGTGAGTTACCCAAATTAAATTCTCCATCTTTGGTAAAACCGGGAAATACTGCATCACTAATAGAATCAAATACTTCCATACCTTTGCCTGTTGCTCTACGTAAAAAGCTAGGATCTTCAGGTTTTATCTTTGGAATATTTTTATACATTGGAGGCTCTGTAGCAAGTTTTACAGAAGATTTCTCAAACAATGGATTTTCTTTTCCTCCAAGAAAACGTTTTTGACCAAACTCTGATGGCATCTCTGAAGTTGATGAAGTAGCCAATGGATTTTTTGTTGATGTTCGAGGTGTGTTTCTTAAGAATTTTGGCTGAGTGCTTACTGGCTGAGAAAAAGCACCTTTTCTAAATCCAGCAAATAAATCTGCGTTACCTTTTGTGTCATCAAACAAAGTTCCAATACCTTTTCCAAGTCTATCCGAAACCGTAGGTCCATCTTGAGGCCCAGCAGCTCGACCAGCCATAATTGTACCGAGAGCAGTTAGTGGATCTAATTTACCAGAATGCATCTTTACCGAACCAAGCTGTCCTAAAGCTAGTGCTGCAGGTATGCCTAAAGGCCCTGCAAAAATCATGGATGCTGGTCCTAAGAAAGGAGCAATCTCCTTTGGTACTAACGCGTCACCTATTTTATCTAAAAAACTACTTATTCCCATTTACTCTCCGGTCCCCGATCCTAAGGGTATTTGAATTACTCTTATATGTATATCTGTTGCTTTGTGTACTTCCCAAGATTCTCCACAATCGCTGCATACTCCAGTTGCCTCTTCATGTGAATCTACCTCATTGTTGCAGTTTTTACAATAGATTCGTTGGTGCACTTCAGGTTGCAAAACAGGAACTTCTTTTCCTTCAACCATTTCAGTCCCAATAACCTTAGATTCTTGTATTTTTTTCATGTTATCTCCAGTACTGATAATATTACATGTAGTGCGTTAGCACCACTAGCTGTTGCTTTTATAACGTCACTATCTTCAACAACCATTGGTTGATCTAGTATTTCTACTGCAGAGTTTGAAGCTACCGACAAAGCGTTAACTATTTTAATATCTCCACCCACACTAGAATCTGTATTTACTAATGTTATTGTAACCGCTCCTCCTGAGTCATTACACACACGAATAGATTTAATTATTGCTTGAACAGGTTTTTGTGCTGGTACAGTTGATACACTTGCTGTAGGCACTGTGTATACTGTAGTTACATCTGTTGTTGTCAGATCTACACTTCTATTTTTATAGATATCACTCATTATAGAAACCAAGTCCTTGCTGTTAGTTCTTCACGTAAGTCTTGTTGATAGGTAAAGTTAAGTTGATTAATAATATTTTCCAACTCACGAATTAAAATATCTTGTTGTTGTCTATCAAAATTATCAGACGGTAAAGGTAATCTTGTAATATTAATTTTAGCCATTATCTTCTTCCATCCGGTTTAAGATCCATTCTTACAGTGCCAAACCTCCAGTTTGAATCCAGTATGTCGTTTGATACTTTTATATTAGCCTGCCTGCCTCTACCCCTAACTGAAAAGAATTTAGTAGTCGGTGTTATTGTGCCTGTAAAAGATCTTGTGTTTGTACTAACGGGATAGTTTGAAAACTCTATAGTTATATCGGTATTACCAACTTGATCTTTAAAGTCAGGTATAACACGAGAACATAAAAATATCTGATCACCTTCTTCTATATCAAAGTCACCGCTTGTTATTTGACAATCCATTTTAGCTCCATCATCATTAACACCATCTTCATGAGCATACAGTATACTTGATCCACCTGTTACACCTAAAATAGTTTCATTGGTAGGTAGATCAGTGCTGCTGTATTCTGTTGCGTATGGATTTGAATATACTCCTCTGTCAACCCATGATGTTCTAGCAAAGCCATCATTTGTATACCAAATTTTTTCTAGATAGTTATATGTAACACTTCTGTCTATAAAGTCAGAACTTGCACTAGGATAAAACCAGGTAACTTCGTTAAAGTCTGTATTAACACCACAGAAAATTTGTTCTTGAGCTGTTGTATTGATATCATCAAATACAAAATCTTGTACAGTACAAGGCAGTTTATTAATCGCACCATCAAACACATAGAAAGCTGTTTGACTCATCCAAAAGGTAACACCGTTAACATCTACAGTGCAGTTAGGTGACACCGCCCCACAGTTTGCACCAACTTGATTAAGACCAAAAATAAAAGGTGGACCAATGTTGTTTAGTGCGTGTAGTGCCGTGTCTGTCCATACAAGAATAGATCCCCTTGATCTAGCAGCAGATACAATTTTAGAACCATCTTGTATTCTAAAAGAACCCGCTGTGTTTTCTGCAGTAGGTGCCCACGTGTTAAAATCTTCTTGAGAAGAAAATCTTAAAAACAAATCATCCTGAGTAGTATCTGTTCCTATAGTTGTTTCTGTACCGAATAAAAATATGTGTCTGTCTGGAGAGGAAACAAGTAAGAATCTATTTGTTTCAGGAGCAGCAGCAATCTTAGCAGCTCTCGTGCTTGTCCCTGCAGATAAATCCCAACGATATAAAGCGTCGTCGTTTCTAATAGCAAGCAAATCTTCACCAAAAGTATCTAATGACCAATATGTTGCATCCAGCTGAAGAGTGCTTGTGGCTCTTGGTGTATTCCAAGTGCTAACGTTCCACGCTCCAGTGCCCCATCCAAAACCAAAAGATGCTTTATTTGTACCTACATTAAGTTGATAATTCGCGTTCCCCGTTCCACCACCACCTGATGTTGAACCGCTAGCCGCGCTTGTATGTGTAACTGTATATACGCCAGAACTAGTAACAGACGTCACTTCAAATTCATTGTTCATGTCCAAACCATCAATAGCTGAATAACTATCAAAGGTTACAAAATCACCGACCGTTGCACCGTGATTTGAATCTGCAACGCTAACTGTTGTAGTTCCGTTTGTTGTGAAAGGATTTGCAAGAGAGCTAGTTGTTTTTCTAATTGGTGTAATGTCGTAAAAACGACCTTCTACATAAACATACAATTTTCTATCTGTTCCTAAAGCTAAGTGTCTAACTCCAGTCAACGAATACCAAGCAGTGCTTGCTCTAACAACACCTGCTATCTTTGTTACCGGTGTAACGACTTTGGTCCAACCGCCAATCTTTTCTGGTAGTCCTGTTCTAAATCTTACATTTTTAGCATCAACCCAACGACCTTCCGCACCATAGTTGGACGTTTGTTTGTCTATACCCGGACTAAATTGAGCCTTAATTAAAGCCATTACGAAATTCTTTGAGCTATGAAAGCTGTACTAGAAGCAGATGCTCCTGTTGGTCCTGGAGGATCTGAAGATGTAAACTGGCCTGTAGTAAGAGCTCTCCATGTTCCAGATACAGTAGTTCTAGTTTTACCGTTTATATAACGTACACCAGTTACTGAGTAACCTAGCCAAGCTGCGCCAACACCAGAAGCAGTTGTATAAGGAGGCGGGTCAATAGCAAGTTGTAAGGCTGAGGAACCACTTCCTGATTCATAGGTAGCTGGAGTAATTTCAGTCGTAGCAGTTATTGTAGTATCTGCTGGTGTGCCTGTGCTGGTAGAAAACAGAGCAAAAGATCTTATGGCTCCAATAGAATCCGCTGCACTAGGAACTACATCAATGCCTGTTAAGTTTGATCCATCAATTGCAGGTAAAGCTCCTGTTAGTTTACTTGCAGTTAGAGTTGATATTCTAGCATCGGCAACTGTGCCTGAAGATATGTTTGATGCGTTCAAAGAAGTTAAACCTGAACCATCTCCAGTTACTGTAGTTGCAGCCGCAACCCCAGTAATTGTCACCCCTGTTGCAGTGGTTGCAAGTTTTTCTACGTCATCATAATACAACTTAACATCACTATTAATTTCGCATCTCACCGCGCTTTCGCTGCCAACACCTAGTGCCATTACTGTATCGCCTCTTAAATATAATCCACCCGTTCCAACATCTTTGATAAATGAATTAGTTCCATCATGATAAATCTCTAAATCATTACTTGCACCAAATGTAGCTTTGACATTATCGCCATGTGCAATGTTACCTGTCATCGTTCCACCAGCAAGTGGTAGTCTAGCAGTTATCTGAGTTTGTGCGTTAGATGCTAATGAGTTTATAAATTGATATTCAGAATCACTAACAGTACCATCAGCAATTGAGGTTGCAGCTATATCTGTTAAACTAGCTCCTGTGTGTGCATATTTTTTTGATTCATAAGTTGCCATATTATTTCTCCGTTATTTTCCAGCCATGCGTATTTCCTGTAAAAACAATTGTAAACGCAGCGCCTTCTGTTGAAACTGTTCCGTTTGCTGTTGCGCCAAATACTTTTTTACCATTTGGATTTATTGTTAATGCATTGGTGTCAAAGTTATCTGCAACATCCATAAAAGAAATTTCATCACCAACCGCTGGAGCTGATGGTAAAGTTACTGTAATTGTATTACTTGAAGTATCTATAAATAATCTTTGTCCACTAAATACATTTGCTGTTGATGCAGTTATTGAAGTTGCTGACCAACCCGAGCTTGTTTCACCACCTGTAATTGGATACCAGTTTGTACCATCCGTTGCTAAAAGAATTTTACTTCCAGGTGCAATAACGTATGTGTTACCTGATGCTCCCAAACGCATCGTAATTGTACCGTCTGCAGTACCATCATTTATAATAAGTTGAACTCTTTCTACAGCTACAGTTTGAATGATAAAAGCTGTTGTATGTCCATGAAATCTAATTGCTGCTTGTCTGACTTCATTACTAGCCGCAACTACAGGTCCGTCTACATGTGTTAGTGTAACTGGACTTGATGCTGAGCCTAAGTTTTTTGAGTAAACAGCTGATATTGACTCTTCGAAAGTATTACTAAATGTATTGTTGGTTGTATTACCCCAAGAGTTTGATTGTTCTCCGCTGCCTATTAATTCTATTTTTAGTCTTGTTGAGTATGTTGACATTATGCTACCTCTCGTGCGTCAATTGTTCCCGCTCCTGTTGTCGATACCTCAGACCAAGAAGACCCTCCGGCACCTGTGGTTGACACATCCGTACTTGGTATTGTGCCCGCACCTGATGTTGATACATCAGAAGATGATATAACTCCGGCCCCAGTAGTGCTTATCGACGTTCCAGATATCGTAGCTGTAGTTGTATCATCTACGTCACTAAATGTAAACACAGAAAGACTGTTAGCCACGGAAGTTAGCAAATTACCTGATACCGCTGCTGTAGCACTAAGACCGACTGTTACTGAATTAGTAGCAGATGTTAATGAGTTACCTGCAATATTTGGTATTAAAGTAGCAACAGCAGAGCCAACAGCAGATGATAAAGAATTACTAGCAATTGTAGGTTTTAATGTAATTTCTACAGAATTCACTGCTGATGTTAGTGATTGACCACTTACTTGAGGGGCAACACCAATACCAATTTGAACAGAGCCTAAAGATATTGTTGATGAGTTTGTACTTGCCGTTACTAGAGAGTCTCCTGATACTGACTGCACTCCTGATGTTGCACTTGTTAAGCTAAAGCCTGTAACAAGTGGTATTAAAACACCTGTAACAGTTCCAAGAGTAACTGTTGAACTAGTGCCTGTAAGAGTTAAGTTTGCGTCAGCACTAACAATAGGTGTGTTTGTAGCTGAAGTTAAAGAGTTTGAAGCGATTGTTGGTGCAAGATTAGGTATTACAGAATTTAAAGTTGTAGTTAAACTGTTGCCATTTACATGGTGTATTTTTTGTATAGTATATGCATTTGATAGTGTAATAGTTGCACTATTACCAGATACGGCGATTGTAACATTAGCCGCTGCGGCGCCTGTATCTGCAAACGACGTGGCACCAAATGGAACCGACCCGAAAAACATTATTTATCCTTCTTCTTGTCGTCTAGTTCCTTGATTGCTTCAATCAATAGAGGGACAAGTTTTTCATACCAAACCGTTAGATATTTTTTATCTATGGGAGCTTCAGTAACTACCTCTGGTAGAACTGCTTCTACTTCTTGTGCACTAACTCCTACTTGACGTTTATCGTTGTCATAACCAAGTGACTTTGCTACTTCGTTTTCTTTAAAGTAATAACCTGTCAAAGCTTTTACTTTATCTAAAGCAGACTCGATTGGTCCTTCAAAATCTTTTAGACGAGAGTCGGAGTAGAATGCTGTTATGTTATTTGTTGCGCGGATTTCACCAGCGGTTCCTGATGCTGCTGTATTTACACCTAAACTATTTACTTGTGCGTTTGATCCTGTTGTAAAACCACCAGCGGGTCCTGTTGGTCCTGTCGGTCCGGTAGGTCCTGTTCCACCAGCGGGTCCTGTTGGTCCAGTAGGTCCTGTGCCACCCGAAGGTCCTGGAGGTCCGGTAGGTCCGGTAGGTCCTGTTCCACCACTTGGTCCACTTGGTCCTGGAGGTCCAGCGGGTCCATCGGGTCCGTCTGGTCCGTCTGGTCCTGTTGGTCCTGTCGGCCCTGTTCCACCACTTGGTCCTGGAGGTCCAGCGGGCCCTGTTGGTCCTGTACCACCACCTGGTCCTGTTGGCCCAGTCGGCCCAGTCGGGCCAGCTAGAGCTGCGTTAGCAATAGTTGCTTTTCTAATTGCACTTGCAGATGTATCGTAAACTGCAATAAGGTCATCACTTGCAATACTTGTTTCAGCAGTTTGACCATTAACTACATCACCTATAAATTGTGTTCCAGTAACTGTAGAATTAAAGGTTGCCGCTCCCGCTTCAGACATATCAAGTGTAAGGGCTGTAATACCTGAGCCACCATCATCACCTCTAAACTTTATGTCTTTATCTTGAACAGATGCTACTATTTCTAGATCTTGGTTGTTGTCTATTACAACTCTACCTATTTCAGTTCCAGCATCTTTAAACCTTACTTTACCACCATCAGCATCTAAATTTATTTCACCGCCCATGTCTAAAGTAAAATTTGAGGCATGAGAAATATTACCAGTCATCGTGCCACCTGCTTTTGGTAAAGCTGCATTGGCAGTAGTAGTTGTAGAAGTTAATACTGCATCTCTTGTAGCAATATCAACACCGTCCACGGTACCACCAAGAGTTATATTATTGCCAATAGCTACATTGTTACTTGCGTCTTCTATTACAGCTTTAGATGCAGGCAGTGTACAGAATACATCTTTTGTACCCGCTCCAAAATCAACAGCAGCATCACTGTTAGAACTTGAAATAATTGTTGTACGAGAAAGAGTGTCAGGCGTAGCATCGGTCACAGCACCAATACCAATTTCAAAAGCAGAACCACCTTGTTCTTGAATACAGTAATAAGTAGTATTGGAATTACCAATACCTGCTACAAAAGTTTCAAAACCAGTTACAGCACCTGCAAGGTTAATTGTACCCGTGCCAGTGCTTGTGCTCGTCTCTTTGACTCTATCATTTACGACGAAGGCCATTTATCCTCCTATCCTAATCTGATGATCTCTGATCCACCACCCGCTGTTGGGAATTGAATTGTAAATGTACCATTAGAAGCTGTAAAGTCACCACCGAACGCTAACACAACAACAGCATCATTAGTTGGAGCACTACCGTCTTGCCTGTAAATTAATGCACCATTCGCAGTGAATGAAGCACTAGTAAAAGTAACATCGTCAAAGTCAACATAAGCTGTAGAAACACCTGATCCACCAGTTACTGATGGGTTGCCACAAACTTTTCCACCTGCTGAATAAGCAGAGCCAGAAGTGTTTGTTATTTCGTTAGTTGTTACATATTTTGTAGTAGTTGCACCCATAGTAGCTGAAGAAGTATATAGCGCAATATAATAAGTGGCACCACCATCGAAATCGTGATTACCTTTTAAAAGCTCTTCTTTAAAAACATTACAAACTGCTTGTGATATTGCCATAATTTTCTCCTATTAAGGGTTTGCAGATGGAATAGGAATACGAATACTTCCGTCCCTATATTCATCTCTTCTTTTTTTACCTAATTGTTCTTGTGCAAGTTGTTGAATAGCTTCTTGGTAAGAAACTTCATATACTTGTTGATCGTTAGGCGCTTTCAAGAACTTAAACGCTTCACATAAGCAGGCATATAATAAAACACGAGGAGCATTTACGCTGACCCATGTTTCAGTATTACTAGTCGATAAGCCTGTTGGTAATTTAGTAATACCTATCTCAAATTTATACACCGCATTTGGAGTAGGTGCAATGGCTATTGTGCCCATGTCCCATGTTGCATAGTATTTTGGTATCACTGTAGAGCCCACTTCTGGAGTTGGATAGTATTCGTTTAAATAATCCACATCGACACGAATCAGTTTAAACCTCTCTTTTGTCCCTGAATCTGTGTACAATGTGACATATCTTATAGTGGTAATATCGTTAATTGTAGGTGTTGTAGCTGCAGTGGTTTGACCGGGTAGGGTTACAAATCTATTGCCAGATGCTGTATTACCATTGATATATGTTTTGAAACAATCTAGCTCTATGTCTCTAAATATTCTATTTTCAGCATGTTCAATAATATCATTGATAATAGTCGTAGTCAGAACCTGATCATCGGTTTCTGCATAGTCTCTAATTTGTGTTACTAGTTCTGCATAAGTTGTCATGGTGTTAATGTTACAGGACCCGCTGAAGCAAGTCCACCCCCTCCTATTTTATTTCCTACTACTGCTGTATCAGTATCTACTGTAAAAGTATAGCTGTCATCATTAACTTTTGTAATAGAGTATCCAGCAGCTTTGTTAATGTTTGTTGATGTAATACCATCAAAACCTATCGCGTTTCTAAATCTCACTACATCACTAGTAGCTCGACCGTGACTTGATTCTATTACAGTTATAACTCTTGAACCTGATCCAGCGGTTGTAAAAGGATTTAAGGTCAACATGTTTGCTACTGTGTTTTCTACTCTATCCGGTCTTGCGTTTTGTAATCCTTGTGCGTCACCTTTTTGTACTTTTGGTTCTAACTGTGGATGCTTTTCTTCGTATTCTGAAACGTGAACTAAATGACCGTTCCATTCTTTTCTCATCTCACGATAAGGAAAAGCCATACCACTTCTATCTGATATCGCTTTTGATTTACTTCCTGATGCAAAATTAGACATTTGGGTAATAAGCCTGTGGTGTTATAAAAGTGCTTGAAGAAGAACCATCTTCTGTTAAAGCTCTTTGTAGTTCATCTTCATATAATAATTTCATTTGTTGCACCATTTCTGGTTTTACTTTTTGACTTAGATAGTAAGCAAGTCCTGAAACCATACAAGGTACAAATCGATAAGGAACATCAACAACGTTTGTTGGTAAACCTCCATCCTGAATTCTTTTTACAAAATACAAAGATATATCATTACCAGCAGCTGTAGCATCAGGTGTAGGATAAAGTGTAATCATTACATTATCTATAAACCTTTGTACGTAGTATTGTGTTGGTTGCCCCTTTGTAAGTTTGTTTGACAGTCCAGAATAAGTTGATCTATTTATCTTTGTAAGAGCAGAGTCACTTTGACTTGTTGTTCCTTTGCCTGTTCTATATGCAGCTTCAAGAACGTCATCAACACCATATATCCCGTTAGTAGGAGAAGTTGTTGCACTTGTTCCATCAGCAGAGTCTCTAAAAAATTTATATTCTGCTTGACCTTCAACTAAATCTAGGTTTGTTTTTTCAATCTCCCAATAGTGTAAGCCTCTGTTAGCCCATTCCATAAACATGATGTCTAGAGAACGTCTGGCTGATCTAAGTTGATATCCAGAAACAGAGTCTAAACCTACTCGATTGTAAGCTTCTTTAACAATATCATCGATTGGAAAAATAGCTTCCGATCTAGTTGTACCCGATGTTGTCATTTAACCCCCTAGTTAAATGTTACAGTAACGCCTGGAGTAGCTGTTAAATCTAAAAAACAACCTGTCTTAAATCTTATACCACTTCCAGGAATAAAAACACTTAGTCCTTCTGTGCCAAATTTAAAAGTATGAGCTGTTCCTGC